TAATAATATTAATAATAATATCCCCCCTACCCCCCAAGAGGGGGACGTTGCATCTGGCAAAACTTGGAGAGATGATTTTGATATTTACCTCTCGGAAGTAACAGAAGCATTTGAAAAAATATCTTCCGACAAAGAGTTTATAAAAAACAGACAAAAATATCATCCAGAGTTGGACATCGTATTGTCCCTAAAAAAAGCATTTGAAGACTATTGGAGCCAAGAAGCCGGTTGGAAAAGGAAAAAGATCAGCAAGACCAAAAACATCGATTGGGTTAGCACATTCAAAAAGGCCTTAGACCAACCGCAAAATAAAGTCTATAAACAAAGAAATGTCAATCCGGAGCCGGAGCAGCTTACGCCGCTACAGGAAAGGTTTAGAAAATTCTTGGAGGACAATGGCCCTTTGTTGTTGAAAATGCCTTCACAGCCCACAGATCAAGAAGTTGAATCTCTTGCGAAGATGAATAAGAGTATGCTGACAGATATAGTGAGAAAAATAAACAACGACAGCTATATCACCCGCTATAAAAACAGTGTATACCAAACAATCATGGAAATTAAAAAGAAAGAGTATGGATAACAGAGTTATGCCGCATGATACAGATGCTGAAAAAGTAGTTTTGGGAACAATTATGTCCGATCGCAATGCACTGAACGAGGTGAGAGAAATATTGTCTCCTAATTGTTTCTATGATAACTTAAACAATCAAGTCTACAAAGCCATTATCGCAATAGACTCCAGAGGAGAAAGTCCAGACTTGATCACTGTCACAAACGAAATGAGAAAAAAGAACGAATCCGTCGATTTGTTTGCTATCAGTCAGATTTCGAGTTATTACACAAACGATATTTACCAACATGCAGCATTATTGCATGATAAGGAGAAAAGGCGCAGATTTATAGAAATCGGCATGACCATGCAGAATAAAGCCTTCAGCGAATCGGAAGATATCGTCGATATCATGTCAGAAGCGGAAGAATCCCTTAAATCCGTGTTCCAATCTTCAAAAAGCAATATGTCTACAATTGACGATGCTGTACGTGAAGTGACAAAACAAATGGAGTTTAATTCATCCGGTGATAAAAAACTGACTGGAACCCCCACCGGATTCTCAAAAATTGACGGGAGAAGCGGAGGATTACAAAAATCCGATTTGATTATCATTGCGGCTGATACATCTTCCGGTAAGACGAGTTTATCAATAGCATTTGCCCTTTCTTCGGCTTGTTATGGGGACGGAGTGGCATTTTACTCTATGGAAATGAAGAAAGAGCAAATCGCCGCTAGGATGATCTCAATCGAATCAGGAATACCCGCAAATGAGATCATGTATTCACGCCTTTCACCGGAGCAATTCGACAGGATAGACAGAGGCATTGGAAAACTTGCCGGAAAACCTGTTTTTTTTGACGATAGGAGCACTTCTAACATTGATACGATACTCGCATCCATTAGAACAATGAAGCTGAAATACGGCATCACAGGGGCTATTGTGGATTACTTGCAAATTCTAACAGTAAACATGAAAGGGAGCAATAAGGAGCAAATGATGGGAGAAGCAGCAAGACGATTGAAAAATTTAGCAAAAGAACTGGACATTTGGATAATTGCTTTATCACAACTAAACAGGGATTCCATTAATCCTATCCCTTCTCTTGCCCGCCTTCGCGATTCCGGGCAGATCGGGGAAGCTGCAGATGTTGTCATTTTGATTTATAGGCCGGAATTATATGGCAAATTTTACCCTGAGCCTTTTCAAAATGCAGAAACGAAAGGAACCGCAATGATCGATATTGCGAAAGGCAGAAATATTGGCCTTGAGAAATTTATTGTTCAATTCAGCCCTAAAACAACTCATTTTTATGAAATGGATCAATCTTATAGACTTGTAGAAGAAAATGACGCTCCTTTTTAAGCGACCAATATCATGAAAATAAACGTATTCAACACCCAATGCCGTATCGGTAGCAAAGTCCGATACAAGGGTAAAATCAGAGAAGTGTATGACATCAATCGAATCACTCACGAACTGTGTTTATCAAGAAGTGCTAAATGGATAAGATGCACAGAAGTAGAATTATTAACTCATAGATATGAAACAATATAACAGTTGGGACGAAATAGACAAGGATACCGGCGGTCTTGTTACGAGTCTGACATATATCGTCCTATTCGTCAACGACCAAGTGTATAATTTCGAAATGCAGCTTTCCGATCACATCAAGGGATGCGGACTTTATCGCCAAAAGGTCAAAATGCTGATCAACAGCATGGACCGCCAAATGGCCGCATACAATAGGCAAATATGCAGAACCGCAGGTGTAAACGCGGAAGCCATGGCCCTCATTACGCAGAGCATGGAGGACGATATCAAGCCTCATATAGATCGCTATGGATTTACCGTCAGCCAGGCATTGCATAATGCCGGATGCCATGAAGATTTGAATAAAGCCCTTTCCATTTGCTCTACGGTGGACATGTTATGCCAGACATCCCAAATTACCATCCGGGATTTCTTTACCGCCATAAGCAAATATGCCCCATTGGCTTACAATCCCCTTCAGTATCTCACCATGGATAAGATGCTGCACTTTGCAAGGGAGCTTACAGAGGTACTTACCCCCAAAGAGATACATGTGAATTTGAATGAGTTGCCAGAAATTGCAAACGCTTTTCAGGCCATAGCAAATAATATGCTTAGGGCGGAAGTATTTGAAAAAGCGTTTGAATCATGCGAAAAATGACAAAAAAGATGAAATATGAAAGATTGGATAGAAGAAGAAGAAATAAAGCGCCTCGAAAAGGAGCGCGACAGGAATTTGGCAATACACTGTGACTATGTGGCTGCTAAGTATCAAAGGATGATTGATAAGATTAAGATCAAGAAAGAAGATAAAAATTAAAAAGAATATGAATATGAACGAATTTATGACTATACCAGGAACAACTTATATTGTCACTCCTGATTTAAAAATAATCAACTCAAAAACAAATAAGGAAAACCGTTGTACTAATATATCTGTATTAATGGATGATGGCCTTAGGCACGGTTTTAGACGTGAACGCCTAATCTATGCGGCCAAAAACAATATTAACCCGTTGCATATACCTAAATATATTATTGTCAATAAAAACGGAGATGGGATGGAGAGGTATGATTTTTATAAAAAGCACAAAAGAGGGAGTGTAAAGTGTAGATATCCGTTTGATGTTAATGAGTATGAAAAACTAATTGATTGCCTGAAAAAAAAGGAACGTCCTTTATTTATTATGAATTACATTAAAGATATAGAAAATTATTGCAAGTTTCATTTGGAGGTATCGAATGAAGAAGCGTACGAATTAGCAATAAGCGCGATTATGGCAACAATTGATAATGTGGAAAATGGCGTCTTTCCGCAATCTATAATAGGATATATACTAGGAACCTCTAAGAAAATGCTTTCCGCAAGAATAAAATATAATAAAACATTTCTTAACAAGCTCGATAAACGATATGAATAAGGACGACTTATTTAAGGTGTTTTTAATAAATGACCTGATGGATTTGCCTAATGCCGTTACTAAAATTTTAGATATGGATTTAGAAGATAGGAATAAAATATACCGAGAGTTGATTAGACTGAACGATAACGATTTGTCTTATGACTGGTTTCAAGAAGTTTACGAAAGTGATTTATCTGAAAGAAAGCAAAAAAAACAGGACTTCACACCAAATTCTCTGGGAGTATTATGTTCATTACTAACATCTCAAACCGGAAGTATACATGAACCTACTGCCGGAAATGGATCTATGATCATTGCGGATTGGTGGCAACGTTGTACGAAATTATTACCCTGGGAACATTTCCCATCTCAGAATATTGTATCATGTTGGGAATTATCTGATAGATCAATTCCTATACTTCTTTTAAACTTATCGATTAGAGGAATTATGGGGTATGTTTATCACGGGGATGTATTAACAAAAGAAGTTAAGCAGAAGTATATCCTTCTTAATCGCAAAGATGATACACTTTCCTTTTCGGAAATAATAAAAGCAGATACTAATGCTAAAATAGTACAAGAATTATGAAATTAAATGATGTATATAATAAATGGTTGTCTGTCAAGAGAAGACAAGTTAAGGAATCAACACTAAGCTGTTATCAGCTCATATATATAAAGATACTGGCTCCTAGATTTGGATCTACAGATGTGGAGACCATGAATAAGAAGGTTGTTACAACATTTCTTTATGAACTTCTTGATTCAGGCACTAAGTCAAAGAAATACTGCTCAGATATCCTTATAGTCATAAAGATGCTTATTCGCTACGCTGGTGACGAATTGGACATCAATGTTCCCGATACAGCTTGGAAGGTTATTTGGCCAACCAATAATAAGGTTGGCGTTTCAAAATTAGAACGTTACACGCAAGAAGAATATCGTAAAATTGTTGAGTATGTTATGGATAATCCATCACCTCGCAATTTAGGCATTTTATTAACAATATGCACAGGCATGAGGATTGGCGAAATTTGTGCGTTACAGTGGCGGGATATAGATATTGTTGGCAATACAATTCATGTCAATAAAACAATGGAGCGCATATATCTTCCTGGAAATATCGGTACCGACAGGAAAAAGACGGTGGTTGAGATAGGAGCTCCTAAAACTAGTTCATCAGATAGGCACATACCTATTCTTAAAAATATTTTACCCATTGTGAAAAAGTTCTATGCCGTATGTAAGCCAGATTATTATGTTTGCACCTGCTCTGAGGATTTTATCGAACCTCGAACTTTACGTACATATTATCGAATTTTTATTCTTGAAAAAGTAAAGTTAAATCATTGCATTAAATTTCATGGATTACGACATACTTTTGCAAGTACCTTGATTGAAAATAAAGTCGATGTTAAAACTGTATCCACAATTCTAGGACATTCGGATATAAGTACAACCCTCAATGTATACGTACACCCATCAAATGAAGCCAAAATATGCGCTGTTAATGGAGGCTTAAAAGGAATATTCAGATAGTTTGGATACGGAATAATAAGAAAGAAGATAATAATTAAAAAAGAATGAATATAAAAACAATATCATTTAATACTCCTGACTCCGATATTTTCAAAAAGATAGTAGGTGTTGCTAAGACCGGTTTCTTTGATGGGCGCTCAACGACCACTTATTTTGAGGAATGTCGATGGTTCGTGGAACGATATGAATGTATTATGGTCTTTACGCGTGATATAGGCTATCATACGAGTGGCTGGTGGAAAAATCCCGATTACGAACGCTGTTATCACTTGTCTATCTCTTTTCCTGGAGGAAGGAATAACAAGAAACTGGAACATATCCTCAATAAATTTTTTGGAAATAACAAACGGTTGTTATGGTGTGAGCCTCCATATAGCGAGGAAGGTAAAAAGGCTGGGGTATATCATTATCGGCTCTTTTGCGATGAAAATTGGCAGCCAATATTTCCACGTGGTGAGGTCTATTCTACACAGTTTACCGAAATGGGTTGGAAATCATTTTCTGAATTACATCGAATAATTTAAAACTTAAAAAGAACTGAGTCTAATGGATAAGATACAACAATCAATAGATTTTCTCCGGAAGTTGGAAACGGACGAACCGTTTTATCTTGGTTTCTCCGGTGGTAAAGATAGTGTCGTTATTTTGGATCTAGCCGAACGTGCTGGAGTTCGTTTCACCGCTACCTATGCCAACACGACGGTGGATCCACCGGGTACAATCTCTTTCATCAAAAATAATTATCCGCAAGTGGTTATTCGGCATCCGGAAAAATCATTTTTTCAGCTTGTAAGCGAAAAAGGTTTTCCATCCCGGATGCGCAGGTTCTGCTGCGAAAAACTAAAGGAGCGATATGGTATAGGTAAAAGGACGATTGAAGGTATGCGAGCAGAAGAAAGTTCGAAACGTGCATTGTATGAGCCGGAGCAGTGTGATAGTAGAAAGTGGATGAAGGGTGCAAAGCATATTTTACCGATCTTATCCTGGACGGAAAATGATGTATGGCGGTATATCCGTAAGCGTGGGCTGCCTTATTCAAAATATTACGATCCACCTTACTGTTTAACCAGACATGGTTGTGTTGGTTGCCCACTGGCGACGGTACATCAAGTGCAGACAGAATATAAACTGTTCCCCGGTTACGCCCGGCAGATGATCCGATCAATCGGAAAGTACATGGATAATAAACCGGACAATGCAATAGCGAGAAACTTCTCTGATCCTTACGAGGCATTTTATTTCTACCTGAATGAGATGTCGATGCAAGATATACGACGATTAAAGAAAGGTTTGTTTGGATTCAATGCCAAACAAATTATTGAAAAAGAAATATTTCAACTATAAAAACAAATGAAGGTATGAAGTATTTAAGAATACATACTGCGTTGTGGGCTATAATATGTCTTATATCTGTATTGTTTAATGCAATATGTTATATTCTTTATGCTTTTGTTAGATTCCTTTGGTGTTTCCAGGTTGAAAAATGGAGCGATTTTAATAGATGTGATAATCGGTGGAATAATCATTGGGATGGAACTACATACGTAGACCACACACCACTGGATACTTTTAGAAGATATTTTAATATGTTTGATTAACAACTAAATATACATCTGCTTGATAGTCTACTTGCCGATATAGCCTCATAGCAGGCACATCAGCCTCCTTAGCCGGCACACCTTCTCGTTGAAGTTGACCGGCTCAAAGTCAAGGGAGTCAACCAGGCGGTCAATCTCGCGTCTGGCTGACTCCCTTTTTAATTTTCTTATTTCTTTTTTATTCGCTTTACGCATAGCTTTTCCCGTTTATGTTTGCGGCAGTCGCATATAAACAACTGCACATCCTCGTACAACATCCTACCTAAATAACCGGCCAAATACGCTACTTCTTCACCTCCTATAGGCATTTTAAATGCCGTAGCTATATGATCCTCCAAATGGCGGCATTCGTGCTTTAGGGAGTTTAAAAACTCTTCCGGGGACGAAGTCTTGCTTATGACCATTACAGATTTCCGTAGCTTGTAATTGGAGTACGTGACACCGGTATCAAGTTTGCATGACACCAAATTATTGTAAGCCTCTCTTGCCTTGTCTTTCGGACAATCTATTGATTTCAACAAACCTATGATCTCTTCCGTATAATAGCAGGTGACACGATAAAATATATGCACCTGCCAATCGTACTTCATTATGTATAGGCCTCTTCTTATCATATTTACATCATTTCATCCCAAATAATAGGCGTTCCAGAACCGATGCAATCAGCATAGAAACGAGTAAATACAATACCATCGTAAGCATCCGGATCGTCGCAAACGTTCTTCACGTATAAAGCAGCATATTGATCATGGGGAATGGAGGAGCCAAGAAAATCAGCCTTGCACATATTGGCAACATACACATAGTCATAGCCGCCTTTCTTCTTTACATCGACGTTATATTTTTTAAGCATTTCGTCGATCTGCTCTTTTGTCCAGGGCTGTACCTTTATTTTCTTGCCAGTTCCATCTTCTTTTTCCATCATGGAAATAGCCCAATCACACATAGCCTTAGAAAAATGCCAGCCATATGCGCTTAAATAAGCTTTCATCCCCGAAGGAAAATCATCGTACATATCTAATCTCATATCTTTACTTTTTAAGAAGGGGCACAATGTCCCCTTCTGATTTAACGTCTGCGTCTGCGGTATTCCCCGGCATACCGTCCGGTTCCTCTCACGCCGCGCCTTTCACCGAAACCTTCTCCACCGCGTCTCCACATATCGCGGAATTCATCGTCGTCGTCATCGTCATCGTCTCGGAATCCCATACCGCCTTCCATTGCTTTTCTCTTGCCTTCCTTGCAACCAAGTTTATAGGCTTCTTCTATCGCTTCCATCAAGTCTTCGTCTTCATAAGCATCGAACTCTCTGAAAAGCTCTTCTAGTTTTCTATTTGATCCCATAATTATTACTTTTTAGTTGTTTCCTTAACTCCAAGCTGTTGCATCAATTGCTTGTTTAGCTCCATAAGTTCAGACATGTTCTTGCTCATATCAGACATCTGGGCCTTAAGGGTGTTGATTTCCTGTTCTTGACGTTGCTTTTCTGCAAATTCAGGATTGATCATTGTCAACATCTCATCGCAGGATGCTATCACGCTGAGATCATAGTCCCGACTGTTAACCCTATCCAATCTTTTTTGTTTTATCATGGATATTTCATTGTTCATCGCATCGCGGGAACATGAGACAACAAGATTCCCGTTTTGCCCAAAGTCGGCTATATCACTACCGGAGGGAAGATTCTGAAACGTCGTGTTCTGACCATTAATATTAGCCACGACATCTACGACCATCTCCATCTGAGGTATCTGCCCCATAGGAGCGGGCATAGGATATTTAGGCTTGGGTGCAGAAACGCTTACCACAGAACCAATCTCTATGAAATGTTTGGCTTCCTTATGAAGAATATACAACTGATTATTTACTCGAAGATTCTGAAACATGATTGTTTGATTTTAAAGGAGTGTGGTTATTGCAATTTTTACAACAACCACAGAGCTCCATGTTAATTACTACTTGCTTCGCAAAGAAGCCGTTTCTGCTGTAGGAGCCGGAGTAGTTGTCGGTCTATATCCACCATTAACAAGATACAATTCGTTCGTGTATTTGTTGTAATGGATCTCATAGATACCCGGACCGGCAAGGTTCTCTACTCGCACAGGCACATCGCCGTAAGCCATCAACGGTCTCGTGTCTCCGTTCGTCCCTATCAGAATGGGCAGTGTTGCTGTTGTTCCAGCCGGGATAGCTTGACGGAGATTGACATAGAAACCGCCTACATAATCCCGGTTACGAAACGCATGGTTCGGAAGCTCTAATGTCACGTTCTCCGTCCCTACCGTCACAGCCACCGTTGGCAAGGTGTTAAAGTTTGCCCTGCCAAGTGAAGGGAACGGAAAAGGAAATCCTGTAAAAAAGTTAGGCCACATAATTACCTCCTTTCTTACCCGGATCAACCCCAGTAGTTATTGCAACCACATCCGTAACCGCCGCGTCCATAAGCCGCGTCACCGGCATAAGCACCGAAAGCGGCCGCACGATAGGTTTCCGGGTTATACACCTGCAACTGTGGATAAGGAACGGATACCGTTGGAGGCATCTTGCACTTGATACCGTCTACATCACTTTGCAATGCCTGCAAGCCGGCTACCAACGGCGCGATCTGCTGACCGAAGTTGCTCAAGATTGTCGCATTCTGATTACGCTGAGAGATTTCCCCCTCCAAAACTGCAATTCTTGCATCCCTTGCAGCAAGGGCTTCCTGCTGACGGCGTGCCTCTGCGGCATCCATCTTGGCTACAATAGCCTGGAATCCTTCACGGTAAGCGTCCGACAAAGAACGAGTATTCCCTTCCATTGTACGTGTAAGCGTATTCATGTTTTCGCAACTCGCTAAGCGACTTTCATACCCCTGTCGTTCAATCGCAGTCTGCGTTTTGCAGCAACAATCGGCTAATAGAGCAAGGATAGATTGATTGCCCTGCATAATTGCAGTAATGATACTGTTGGTATTCTGTCCCATCTGATTGCCTAAACCGCATATTGCCTGAGATACAGAGTTAATACCAGCAAGGATTTGGTCTGAAGATAAATTCAACGCCTGGGCAAGTGATGCAATGTCCACGCCGTTGCGATTAAGCATTTGCATAATCATGTCTCTTCCTTCATTGGCACCCTGATTGTTGTTTCCGCCTCCAAAACCGAAGTTGCCGTTGCCAAAGATGGCAGCAATCACAATCAACGCAATAATGTCCTGAAAACCGCCGTTGTTCCCGAAGAAACCACCGTTACCGCCTCCACCGTTCATTAATCCCATGAGGTAACCTGTGTCAATACCTCTGTTCTGCAAAGACGGAAGGATTGATGCAAGTAAGCCGTTACTCGCTCCACCTGCCCCGTCTTGATTAAATACATAAGTTTTTTCCATTGTATTTTAAATCTTAGTTACGGTCAATATCAACCGCATCGCAAATGTCGCAAAACAGTAATTGTATTGAATGGTAGAATGTTGTAGGCTTGTTGTAAAGTTGTTGTTAAACTGTCTGATTTTTTTACTTGTTCCCTTTACCGATTAAAAAATTTACGGATCATTTGATAATTTCGGCGGGAAAAGCTTGATGCGCCGGGAATCATATCCTATTCAAAAAAAATACGCTGCCAATTTCTTGACAGCGTACAAATTCTAAGGGAAGCTATAATGATATTGAAAGGAGCTCTTCACCTAACTTGTGTAATGCCTTTTCTAATTTCAAATTTTGCTCTGGCTTAGGGTTTCTATTACCTGACGCATAATGCCACAATTGCTTTTGATTGATACCAGTAATACGCTCTAATCCGGCTTTTGTAAATATGCCAGAATAAAAATCCAAGAGGGATTTTACATCCATTTTGAAAATTAATTCATAATCCCCTTTGAGTTCTTCCGGTATATCGCAACCAAGTTCTTTGCATTCAACGATAAAAGCTTCTATGGCTTCTATCATATTCATTTTTATTTCATCCACGGTCTTTCCGGTGGCAACTATGCCTCCAAGGCCTTCAATAAAAGCAGAATAATTATTTTCTGCTCTTTCAATAATAATTTTCAATGATTTATTTTCCATATTGTGCCACATAAAACTTAATAATGCCATCTTATTAAAAGAGGTACGGAAACAGCAGGACTATTTAAGCCCTGCTTCCCTTAAAATGGAATTTAATGTCCCGTCTTTCAGATCATTGCTTAGGTTGCCCGGTATAACTATAGGCCTTCTGGCTCCTTTCTTATAAAATATCCGGTGATCCCCACGCATTCGGATGAATTCCCATCCATTATCTTCAAGCATGGAAATTACTTCCTTCACTTTCATTACCACGTGTACCTCCTTTTTTAATTTAAAAGTACCCTTCTTACAACGAAGAATCGACAGCACAAAGATAACTATTTTTCTACTATTAGCAAATAAAATGATAACTATTTTTCTACAAAAGCAAAATAATTACACAAGTTCTATCTATAGGCATATTTCACCGCTTTTTCTTTGCAGTTTCAGAAAAAAGGCGTATGTTTGCGGTGTCTAAATTTTCAAAGCGGTACGTTACCGCTGGCTTATGTCAGCGTTTTTTGTGCCCATACATATACGATATTGTTATATAATAATATAACTGCGCCGTGTCGTGGAGTAGAAATACCCACGGAGTTTTGCTTTGAAGACTTAGACAACACGTAGCGCAGTTTTTTTTATGTCTAAAAAATATTCTTCAATATTTTGCCATATCACTATTTTTTCTTTCCTTTGCAATGCTAAACAATTATAAGAGTGGGCAACTCTTATGTAATCCGTAAGGGTTATTTTTATGCCCAATACATATTAGATATATTGTTATATATAAGATATAGCACACGAACGGTGGGGTAACAGAAATGTCCCCAAAATTAATCTTATGATTGTTTAGCAGCCGTGAACGTGTGCTTTTTTTATTTTTATGCTAAACAATCAAATTTTATCCAAAGAGAGTAGCGAAAGCGAAATCAAAGCGTATTTTAACGCAGTATTAAAGTTGTCACAATCAGCCAACGAGTTCCCCGTAAATCTTGATGAGGTGTGGCCTCTTGTTTATTCTGAAAAGAGCAAGGCTGTCCGCGCATTAAGAGATAATTTTATTGAGGATGTTGATTTTATCACCATAGCCCAAAATGGCGAAGGTGGTAGATTTGCTTCAACAGACTATTATCTTACCTTATCTTGCATGGAGTTTTTCATCGCCCGAAAAGTGCGTTCTGTTTTCGAGGTCTACCGTCAAGTTTTCCACAAAACAGCTAACAAATCTTTGCCAACTTCCCGTAAACGTTCCACCGGACTTACAACAAAAGTAAAGGCTTCACTTATGTGGATAGAGGGCGTAAGTCGGTATCTAAATCTGAACGACGCTTCAAAACTCGGATTATTAAAGCAGGTAGCCGAACCGTTAGGCCTCCCTACTCCCGACTACACTCCATCGAAAGGAATCCTCAAATCGGCCAGTGCTTTATTGAAAGAAAACGGTTCATCTATGAGTGCACAGCAGTTCAATGCGAAACTAATAGAGAAAGGATATCTTAAGGAGATAACCCGGCTATCCTCAAAGGGTGGAACAAAGAAATTTAAATCCATTACAGATAAAGGAACTTCATTTGGAGAGAACCAGGTGAACCCAAACAATCCGAAAGAGACACAACCTTTATATTACGAGGACAAATTTGCAGAACTTCTTCAAATTATTAAGATAGCATAATAGCATTATAACTTAGACATTTAGAGGTACGGCGTAAGGACGTACAGCCAATATTATACCAATTAATAAACCAAAAAAATAATTACAAAATCATGGAATTTAAAGATTTAGCAACAAAGTTCGAAGGTCTTACAGCAGATCAAGTAGGGGTATTAGCAGAGTTCGGCAAAAATATTTTAGATGATGCCGGCATATTTTGTTCGCCTTACTGCTTGCTGGGTTTAATTCGGGATATACTCAAAACAGAGGAGTTCGATTTTGAGAGAAACAGACTTACAATAGATTCACTTTTACATATTGTGGAATTAGCCAATGAATTAAATGAGCAGTGTTGGGATGAACATAAAACCCCGTTCGGACTTACAGGCATTAGAAATGACAACCAATATGTCGGATTAGATAACGAGACTAAAATAATAGCATCATGATTGCTACATAAATAACATAGACCCGCATGTTGGGGCTTCGTACCCGGCGTATCACGTTTGGAGGGCTGTTTAACACACAAAGTTATTCGGCCCTTCGTTATATCTATTATGATCAGATAAAAATAGGGGATTCCTGTACATCCCCTTAAAACAGCATTACGCCAATTTCTTGTCATCTATCAAGAAAGAAAAGAAACGAGAATTTTTAGGATAAATCCTCTTCCCATTTTTCACAATATATCGACAGAAAATACGGATTTTGCCGTCTTTTTGCGTTTGATCTTTCACATTAACACCTCCTTTCCGATTTGTCCACCGACCTGTATCGGCAAACTATATTAGTTACACCCTGTCAAGCATAACTAAAAAAGCCCAAAGCTACAGGACTATGGGCTTATGTCTTTTTCTCTGAAGGGAGATAGGACGGAGGTGGCGAATGACAGTTCGCCGGATTGGAGGTGTTAATGTTCCAATCAAACGCATTGCAAATATATAAGTTGAAACTATAATAACGATATACGGTTAGCAATATTTAAGTATAATTTACAAACTCCTTAATGGCATACCAAGCGACTCACGTATATTCCTAACTATAACCTTTAGCAGATAATTTCTGCGTATTCTGTCAGGGTAGATATTTTTCAACTTGTTGATCGATTGCTGCGTAAATCCGGTAAATGACGATATTTGAGATTCACTGAATTTATATTCAGATAGTATAACAACCATGATACCGCGTGAATCAACAATATCACTTCGTTTACACTTTGACAGTATCAGGTCTTCTGATACTTCTGTCTCTTTAGAGACAATTCTTAATATTTTGGCAAAGATTTCAGATTTACACATAATGTTTGAATTTTAGTTATATCTTTGCCTTCGCTACATAAAACTTATCGCACATAATGCAACAAAAGCATAGACATTCATGTTGAAGATATTAAGTCCCCAACGTGCGAGTGTCTATGCTTGTGTATCAGTTTTATGTAGCAGTTAAACGTGATACGTTGGGGGCTTTTATTTTACTTCCCAGCCCCATAGGAAGAGACTATGAACAAAAGTCTACTGCTTCAGTTTGTAAACCATCCGGCCAACAACGATCAGTATTATGACAATGACAGCCGCCATCGCCCAGCCGCCTACTTCTATCTTCATCCGTTGCCAGACTGTCAGCCTCTTTTCGATTTCAACCGGGTATGGTACTCGGATAGTATCTGTTCGGTTTATATATAGCGTGTCTACCCTGTCCTTGTACTTATAGATGTACCTGTACCGATATTCGGCAACGGTATCGCCTCTTTGAATTACAGAGACCGAATCATGTATAAGCACGCTATCGATCCGGGCCGAGTTAAAGAACACGCTATCAATTCTGACCGTTTCAACCGGGACATAACGGACTTGCGTACGGCAAGATGTAAGCATACAGATCAGTGCTATTATCAATAACCCGATCAAACCACCTAATAATTCGTCTTTGTCTCTTTCGTCCATCATAACAAGCTCCATCCGTCAATCACATCTGGCATATCAGCCTCTACCCCATTCTCCACACGGCTCATACCTGCCACAATACGGATCATCTGCTCACGGTCATTTACATTGATCGGATCGTCGGCCGGGATTCCGGCATAATCTGATACGGCCTTTACATAAGCTTCTGTATGGTTTTCTTTCGGTGGCGCCCACCGGGTAATCATCTTGCGGATAGTGTCGAGTTTGTAATTTTTGAAGTAGTTAGATAATATTTTAAACATCGCCCGGTAGCCGTAGGCCATTGTTGTAAACTGTTTAAAAGATTTATCCTCACTGGGCCTTACTTCTCCTTGGAACAAGTCGTTATTAATCCGAATATTACCAGGATTGTTATTTCTAAGTCCTCTTGCTGTCATAATATATTACTCCATTATCTAAATTAAACTTGTCTAAAACTCACTGGGTGGCTCTCGATCTGGACATCCATGTTTATTACATTTCCGAAAATCAAGAGCACTATTCCTAATTATCAATTCCGTATTCTTTTCAGTTAGCTCACGGATACGCTGACGCAATTCTTCTATTTTTGCATACAAAGTATCTATTTTAGTATCCAGTTCACCCACTCTTTTTTCCTTTTTCTCGTATAATTCTTTCCATTCATCAGCATACTGAGTAATGTTATCCGCTTCTGCTTTTTTAGCTTCTGCGGCAGCCTTACGTTTTCGAGATTCATAAAACATGAATGCTCCAATTAACGGCAGGCCCGCTGCGCTGATAAATGATCCTATCAACTGGACTATTTCTTGCATTTCCATCATTTAAAGTAAAAATAATATGCCTAAATAAGTGGATAATAAGGCTGCTATCTCAATCCAGAACATCGGCTTGCTCTGGTAGAACTTATACCAAAATGTGCCCTCTTTTTCTTTGGCAATGCTTAATACAGTATACCCTACATAGGAAAGCCATACTAACAACATTGGCCAGAGGTTCAATGCCACCCAAAGTTGCGATCCGGCAATACAGATGATTGCTCCAGCAGAATGCATCTTGCTCTCATAATCTTCTTTGAAATTGGGAGCTGAACCAACAAAGAACATGCCAGCACAGGACAGAAATGCAATCCATTCCGTGTTTGGTTTACTTACCTCCAATATTGCAGGCATCAATAAACCGGCAGTCAGCCACATCGTTGCCATAAACCACAATTTATGCTCCAGATAGTAATAGGTAGCACTTATGGAATAAGGTACACCCTTAGTCTTTACACACACGGCAGCCGTGTAGGCCGCAATAACAAGCATTGAAATAATCGTCAAAATAGTTATCATACCAATCTTACATTTATGTTAATCAATTCTTTCAAATGGGCATATACCGGATTAATCGTACCATAAAAGCAGTAATATTTCTTCCTTACGCCGTCTTCCATTTCCGTATAATACTTTCCCTGTTCAAGCGTCATGCCTGGCGCATAGAGTTTGGGATCGTATTCCGTGCCTTTGTGATTTTCGTCCATGCGCTCATAAAGAGCAGCCGTATCTACCGAAGGAGGATATATTTCGAGAACCGGATTTATCGGTTGCCGGACTTTCCATAACCAGTCATCGTTAATTACCCGGTTGCCGGTTTCCAACTTCCCGTTAATAAATTCTTTCCATTCCGCATGTGCGTATTTGGCACCAATCGCTTCATCATCCGTCAGTGACATTGCAGACACAGATTTACGGGTGATACGGGATAGTTGCTTCTCTGAATCGTGCGTTTCCGTGTATTTTACGGCTTCCTGTAATTCGGCTGTTGTTCTATGGATTACATCAGGGTAGCCCGTCACCTCAATCGCTTCTACATCTTCCACTGTCTCGGCAGCTTCAATATCAGAGAGTAACTTTTCTGATAGACCTATACAGATATCATTATAGTCTGCCATCTCATTGAGAGCTTCCAATAACAGAGATGATTTATACGAATTCCCGTTTACTTCAACCGTATCTTTTCGAGCACACTGGTCTTTTAGAGACAAACGATCGTATGTATATACATCGTTGTTCTCTATGTAATAGTGCCGGTAGTCGGTGTTGTAGACTTCCTGACGCTTCAAGTCTTTTGCAGTTTGAAGTTTTTCTTCCGGTGTCGGTTCGGGAATAGGCGTCAATTGCATATTGAACACTTCTTCTACGGATGCACCTTCGTTTGCCTCTTTAAAGGCAATCTGTTCTTCTGTCAGCAAAACGTACTTTCCTGCAACGTAATCCTCCCATGTCGTGCCGATATCGTAGTTTGCTGTATCAAGCTTTTCCGGCATTGTGACATATATGTTTGCTGCGTCTTTTTGTATATATATATATTTACTCATATCGCTTATATTTGTTTTTATTCTTCGTAAGCCCAGTATCGGATCAGGACGGTACCGTCACCACCGTCACCTTCTGATCCACCACCGCCACCATAACCACCGCCACCATTTACTCCACTTCCTTTACCTTCTTCATAGTCAGATACTCCTGCTTTTCCATATATTTCACCTCCACCACCTCCACCACCAGCAGCATTCCGTTTACCTGAAGATTCCCCAAAATCTCGAGTCGTATGACCTTGTCCTATACCTCCTTCATGAGCGCTGCCGTTTGATCCATTACCACCATCCGAACCGCCATTACCTCCTATAGAACCGCCTCCACCGCTACCTGAACCACCATCTGAACGCCATGGACCATTTTCGTATCCATCCATACTCCCTCCATAAGCTCTATAATTCGAGTTTAGAAATTGCGAGTATCCCCCATCATTAGGTGGAGTACTATTAGAACTTCTACTACTTCCTTTGCCAACTCTTATTGAAATTGACTGACCCGGTATAACAGGAATAGCATCACCATCTCTCCATCCGGATGTATCTTTTTTAAAGGTTTTTGTATATCCTCCAGCTCCTCCTGTATCTGAATATCCTCTATTGCCTCCGCATCCACCACCGACAAGAAACACATCAACCCACATACATCCCGCTGGAACCGTCCATGTGTAATTTCCTGCCGGATAAAACCGCTTCTGAAAGAATACTAACTTCTTACTTCCTATCGTCCTTCTTCTCAACATATCAATCCTTCTCTTTAACGGTTATTGAATACATGACACCACTCGTAGCGATCTTCAAAATAGACATCTCGAAAGGCACGCCGGAAGTAGTGGTAATAGAACTACCGGACATTGATCTAAAACTGCCAGTAGTAGGGATAGGCTGCGTAAAAGAAGCGGTAGGATTACAATCAAGGTATATCTCTTCGCCTACATTCAGTGCCCTTGCAGACTCATTTATCGACAGGTTTGAAGCGGAGGATAGGGTAGCCTTAACCAACCTCTTGCTTGTCGGTATATTCACAAGAGTGGTGACAGTATTACTCCCTGTGCTGAAGTTTACTATATCATCCACCTTCTTCTTGTCCTCCGCCGACATATACCCCGCTGTGGTGGGGGTAGCGATAGGGGGAGTGCGGTATTGACCGTTGCTGGAGAGGTATTTTGTACCATCACCTCTATTGGTTAATTGCAAAAGATTTGTAACCTGTGTATATGTTTTATCTGCAGAAATTTCGATAGCCAATATGGATATAGTTGCTCCAGTATTTTCATACATAATAGCACTTATTGTTATAAAATACTTTTCTTTAGGTTCCGTTGTTTTCGTAATAATTATAGGAATATACGAATCATCCATATATGCTAAAGACACTCTATTCTCCCACGCATTAACTATTTTTTGATAATTTTCATCTGATAATGTACCACTTTCATTTGGAAATAAAGTTGTCAAGTCAAGGTACTGATTGCTCGCCACTATCTCCGACCACGCCCCATTGTTACGCCCGTAGGTTTTTCCGTCCTTTGGAGCTTCCTGCACATAGTTCGACAAGTCGACCTGCGTACTGCCAATATGCTCCGGCTTCCCGTCTATGAAGATATACTCGTCGTAGATATCGTTTCCCGACCCGGATTTGGGGACAAGATAGATAACATTACTTTCCCCCGGTTCCGGGAGAGAGTCAACCTTCTGAAGCGTTACACTATTAATGGCTGATATCAAAGACTGGACTTCTTCCTTTGTGTATGTTTCAGACTTTAGATAGTAATTTGTTAAATCGTTTACCGCTTTTGTGATAAAACCACTATTGTTGGTCAGATCACTTGTTTTAGTTGGTATGGCCGGTTCGACATATTCCATGAACGTACCGGATGAACTGTTGTCTGAATCCGGAACAAACAAATACTTCTTTCCTGAAACAAGCCCAGCAGCGTCAACAAGCACATTACCCGTCCCTGATCCGGCAGGTCCCGTCTGACCGCGGGGAACGAAGAAATTCAAAATGTACTTCGGGTTGCCTTCGGGCGTCTCTCCATTCTCTACAACTTCAACTCTGGCTTCTTCCGAAGGATCAAGAGTTGTCGTTATCCCCTGTTCAAAGACTGCCGGCTGACCGTCTTTGCCTTTAGGGGTAGTCAGATTAAGAATATATTTGGGATTGCCATCTTCGTCTACTCCGTTCTTGGTAAAGCTGCCGGAAGGGGTTTCACCAAAGGTGGCGTTGACGGATTCTAAGATGGGAGTTTTACCGTCATCGCCGGGATTTCCCTTTAATGATTCCAGTTCTTCCGGTGTAAAATCTTCATAGGTGAATGGATCACCCTTTTCACCCTTCAATTCTGCCTTATCTTCTTCCGTCAAATCAGAAAAATGCAATTTCAACTCGTCTTTCTGTTCCGGCGTTAGATCGGAAAACTTCAACTTCAAATCATCGTAAGGGACAAGTACACGATAAGCCGTATCTTCTTCACTGGTGTACTTCCATTCAATGCCTGTGCTACCAGTACGGAAAACAGGAGTATCACCGGCAGTGCCTTTCAGATCGGACAAAGCAACAAGATTCTGCCAATTACCGTCTGTATAACGCCATTGGATATAGGTTTTATCCTGATTTACCTGCAAGAATACTTCACGTCCATCTACACCCTTCAAGACAGACAGAGCAACACGTACAAGCTTGTATGTGCTACCCAATACTTGAAAGGCGGGAAGAGAGGACACACCGGCAAGTGAACTTACCTCTTCGTACTGCCCCGGATCTTTCGCCGTAGACGCAATCAAATCCTCCACCGCTGCCGCAATCTTCTGCAAGTCTTCCGGCGTGATCGTTGTCCCGTCTGATAATATGATATCTCCTGCTGCCATAGGTGTTAATCTATTTTATTCCTCTGTTCAAAAATTGATTTTGCATCCGCCAATGCCGCTGTATATATAGCCTCGCTATCTGCATCCGGTATAGACTTGTCAAATGATATATTCTTGGTCCCGTCTGCATTGATGATTATGTAGCCGAAACGAACATCTGCCTTCTTGACTGTACCCGTTACCGACTTTACGTTTTCCCCTTCATCCTGTGTGATATTGTACTGTACTTCGTAACCTGCCACATTGTTCAGGTATGTGCTCTTGACCACTGATGATACTTGTTCGAGTGCCATAACTTATTCCTCCTTATCTTTAGTTTCTGTTTCGACTTCTGTTGCTGAACGCACAATGCTGTCTAATACAAATCTTTTGAAGCCCGGCTTGATGAGTTTCATCATTTCGTCAAATTCTTCATCAGGGATTTTGATATCCCCTTCTGAATAATAAATATTGCGTGCCAATTCACTCATTGGGACACTCTCTGATGCACGGTGCAGAGCGTTCCCAATCTCCTTTCGAAGATCATGATTTTGGTACTGATCAATTCCAACTTCTACATTTAACTCTTTGAAATTTACTTGTTTCATATTAATTTATTTTTTTATGAGTTTCTATTTATTATATACCAATTCTTATTGAAATACATCAAAATAGCGGAATCACCTTTACCCATCCAGAAACCAGTATTGCTTCCAGACGCTTCATTTATAGTATCTCCATTTTCATTTATGATATTATTATTTGTTCCTCCTTTAGCTGCAACATATATTCTCCCTGTAGCCCATTTTGTCACCAATAAAATGATAATAATGGCAGAGTTATCAACAACTGCATGTCCTGAATTAAAATAGCCAAATTCAGATTTTATTGCGCTATCACTCGGCAGATTGACTGTTATATCTGATGTAGGTTGATATATATAAGTCCTTTGATTTCGCAAATTCTTAGCCGATGAAAAACTGCTATCGCTTGGAGCAATATTAGGTCCAGTAAACACATCCTCTATGATCCCGAAATTTCCTTTGACACGAAGTCCTCCGTCACAATCTACAGCAATAGGCTTAACATCTGTGCTAGCATCCCCAGAAGCAGATACCGAAAGCCCATATGTCGTTCCACCAGAACTGGCCTTATTATGGTTCTTTATAATAGCCGTGCAAGTAAACGAACCTCCAGTCGACAAAGGAGCTAAATTGCGCCCAAAAGCAATACGAGTATTCTCCCCTATCATATCTATATATCCAACATCTTCTCCCGGCCTTGCTTGGCATTTAAACCAGCCATATTCAGTTATGGTAAACGATCCAATTTGAGTTGCACCTTTAAGATTTATCTTGGATGCTTCAAGTGTAATACTTTCAGGAGATTGATTTATAGATGATATAATATTATCTTTCCTGGCATATAAATTATTACCATAAGCGGTCGTCATTATTCCGGATTCTTCCGTAGGATTACCGTCGGCATCAAAATTAGCAACGACAACCCGCCATTTATCTTTATTTTGCAAGACAAAAGATGCAGCCGATACAGCATTGTCGTTAACCGTTTCCCATGACTGCGTTCCGTTTACACCGATATACCGCTTTGTTATTTTTGTCGACGGATTATACCACAATGCTCCTACGTGTTTAAATTCCTGACCTGATGGCCAAGATTGCCAAGGATCATTTGTTTGGGAATATTGTTCCTGTGAATACAAACCGCATTCAAAAGCTTTATTTGCTAAATCTGCTGCATCTTTTATGCCTTGAGTATTTGTTCCTACGGCCGAAGATATCTGATCATACTCCACGGACAGGTTTGCAACCGATGTTTCAAGTGTTTTTAAATCATTTTTCGATGCAAACAGAGAAACTGCATCCGCCTGCGTGATCCACCCGGCACTTTCTATCGTATTGTTGATATTATCCACCTTTGTGGATATACCGGACATCTGTTCTGCGGTAATCTGCAACTGACTGTCAAAGTGCACATAGATTTCTCCCGTCTCATTATCTACATAATCTTTTGTCGCCAACAGTTTGATGTATTCGTCTGTCTGGTCGATCTGTGTCTGCAACTTGACAATAGCATCCGCAATCTCATCAGCAAACAGCCCTACACCATAAATAAGTATCTCACCAGTGAACCTCAGTTCAAAATCACCTTTCCCGTTCCATTTCCCGACCTTAGACAGCTTTTGATAGCTGTCGCTTTCCGGTAGCTGTTCTTCATGATACAACTCAGTCCCCGGGATACCGAAACCGCAAGAACCGGGACGGAGAACCTTATAGAACAAAGAGAAAGAATACGTTTTTTCCTCTTCTTCCGTGTGATCCGGGATATTCATTATAGCATTCTGCTGAAGGATATACGTGTTCCTTATTCGCAGAACGTTTTGACCGTTGTCATTATAAATATCGGCAACTTGATCCTTTTCTACATAGAAGCTACCGTCCAGCCAAAGATATTCTCCACCTACGTTGATAAAGTGAACGTTATTTGCGGCTGTCCAATAGTTTGTATTCTGGCTGAAAGAAGAGTTTACAAGGATGTTACCACCTTCTGCGGATATGTCGTTACGGATACTATCAATAAGGCTTTCAAACTTGCCGTTCATGGCAATAAAGGTCTGCTCAATGGTATCTCCGTTTTGAAGAATGAATGTCGAGTTTTCAACGTATATCCCGTTCAAATAAGCCCCATAACCAGACAACTGATCGCCTCTCTGTGTCCTGATTCCTGTCAGGTGTCCAATACGGGCTTTCAACTTGCCTTCGGTGCTGGCATCAGTAATACCATCGTACACATCGATAAATGGCGCACCGCTATCGGCCGTTGTTAGATATATCAATCCCTGCCGGTCCGTATCTTCATTGTTACCCCAACGAAGGGCAAAATCTCCGGCTTCCGGTTGCCCTGTCCCTTCTATCAGAGGAATAGCTATATCAAAATAGTCACTGTCTACACCGATACAACGTCCGAAAAGATACTTGATACTGGTCGTTCCCGTCCGTGTCTGTATTCTGACACCGTCACCCTTACGCAGGTTCATAAGCATAAGACCATCCATATCGTCCATATAACAGCGATAACGGTCAGACATCACTTCTACTCTGGCTATTTTGTTGATGTCAGAAACAATCTGGCTACCTCCTAAACCGTAAATTTGGGAATAGACAATCTCGTAAGCAGTGAATGTCTTTCGAATAAAGAGGTTGTCCATCTCCCCGGTGGCCGTCGGTGTGTCTATCTGCCATCCCCAACCGGTAAAACCGGATGCAAAAGTTGGCGATCCGGTATTGCCCCCCACATAGATATCACTCCTCACACGAAGCGAATCCAATATGGCGGCGCCCGTACTCTGGATCTCCCAGCCTTTACCTTCCCAGCCGTCTATGAAAATGGAAGAGCCGATCTTCTTGTCAAAAAGTATATTCCCGTGGGCGGTATCGTCGATATCTTTGCGAAGATACATATCACTTATGTCTACATAAGCCTTATTTATCTCATATAGTGTACGCAGTGCGGAAAAAACATTTTCATCTGAAGCAGCAGTAGCATCATCCTTTTTCACGATATAAACACCAAAGCCGCCACCTTGATTCACATAAGTATTCCCTTTAAACTGAATATTATCTAACTTTTGTTCCAGTTCCCCTAATCGGGAATAGGCTGCACTTTCCCCGATTGTGTATACAGGGGAATCGTAGGGGATATCCAACTTCTTCTCAAAGCCGATTACGCGAGAGATACGACCGTTCTCAAAATACGCCTTATTTATAAGGTTTACTTTCTGCCCCGGCAACAGATTGATTTCTTTTTCTGGATTTAACAACCCATTGTTTTCATCATAACCGGAAGCCCGGTAAGAATTAAGACTGCATGTATATGTCGAAGGATCAGAAACGACCTTGTCCTTATATGCAATCGTTCTTTCCAAAAGTTCCTGTTCAGCCTGTGGAATTAGAGCGTCATTTACATAACGGGTATCAAAATTGTACAAGATATATTTATTCCCTATACCTGGAATAAGTGGGCTTTCTGGCAAAGTCTGTCCATAAGTATCATTGCGTACTATTTCAAACACTTGCGCTTCCGGGTTATCTTCCGGCAATCTTTCCGGGTTGAATTCCAAAGCAAAATCCATTCCCGAAAGGGGACCGGTCTGAAATATGACGTGCAAGTCCTGTCCGGGAAGAATATATTCTTTTTTAAATGTCAAATTCGCATCCTTGAACCGATATACAGTGAATGTGATAGGATCGCCAGAATCATCCTCATCCGTGATTTCCTTAGGAATTACTTCAGTTATCGTTCCGGTCACACGAGGATAGATGTCCTCAAAGATAATGACCGCTTCAACAACCTGCTCTTCCTCCAAGCCTTCGATAACATCCACATACGGAGTCCCAGCAGGAAGCATCAGTCTTTTTTGGACGACACCCTCGACGACTGCCCCCGTTTCTCCCTTCCGATAGTCAGAAGGGAGATTTCGAGACGATCCAAAAGCATATAGTCTTGTTGCAAAAATATCCTGACTCTGGCTCCTTGACATTGAAGATATTTCCTTCCCTATTTCCAAGTTTACAGGTTCCCCATGTTCCAAATGTCCAAGATATATTTTATCCCCATCAACCCACCATTCACATTCCCATGCCTCCGCTATTTTTGTCAGAGCATCTATGATGTTTGTGTTGTTATACTGCACAAATTTAGCTACAGGATCAACAGTGCTATCCACTATAGCTTGATATTCCTTGCCTTTAAAAGTAAATCCTATTGCACGGAGATTGGAAACGACAATGCTCAAATGCGCTTCCGGGGAACGGGTAAGGCTCCAAGATGCTTCTTTATTTCCTTGTCGATCATAAAAAAGTATATGATTCTTCCATCGATAATAATGTGATTCCAGCCTGAGTGTATAATCATATCCACCGTTAGAAGTATTAAATGTTGGGTATACTTTATCTGTTATATAATAAAGCGAGCCTTCATAATCAACATTGTCTCCTATCTCCAATCGTACCGGAGTTTCTAAAGAGAATACAATACTAATATAATCCTCTTTCATCAGCTCAAATCGATGCAATGAACTCGATCCTATTGATACTGACAACTTGATTCTGTCTGATATGTCCCTTATATCAATCATATGTTCAAAGTTCAGGGATAAAAAAAGGAAGTCCAATTTTCTGAACTTCCTAAATACGACAATCATTTTATTGTCGTGAATTAATCTCTATCATCAGGATTAGGCTCTTCAAACTTAACGGACAACCGGCTGTTCATACGTGACCGATCAAGGGCAAAACTTGTAGATTTTTTATACACAAGGGTAAAGGATATACCAATAGCCGGAACCCGAACTATAACTTTCCCTCTTTGAAGTTCCGAAACAAACTTTGCATAATTGGACAAATATTCTTCGGGAGTATCGCCGTGAATATTAAACGTCAATGTCACATCACGACTTGAAATTTTAGGATTGTTATATATTACCATCTTCCCGTTTTCAAGGCGGCTTTCGCTTTCTATAAAATCCTTATTGCCGGCAGGAGTAAGAAGGTTCTGAATAAAGCTTTCCCCCATAGCAACCCTATATGTTCCCCAAGCATCATTACTGTTTATAAATAAGTCTCCCAACATAATCTATAATATTTTTGCAGTTCCGTCATTTATAATATCGACTTCACATCCTCCGATATTTACAACTAATATCACGGAATAGTTAGTTGCTTCTATTTTAGCCTTTCCCCCGTGCATAAGCATTACCTTATGAACCTTTGTATTATCATCATAAGACAAGCTCGCAATGGTATTTCCTACTACTGCAACATTCGGTTTATTGCAGAGTTCAATATATCCACAATCCACATAAACCCCAAACGGTTTCACATTCTTGGCCATCCCCCTAAATGATTCTAGGGGTGGATAGTTGTTATGTTCGCAAAACTCCCGGCCTTGTGGGGAAAAGAAAAGCCAACACAAACTTTTCCAGTCTGTAGCTTTTCCTGACTCACAACAAGCACCTAAAGAGATTGCTTTCTGCATTATATCATGAACTTTCATACTATAAATTATTTGTATTGTTTTCTATCTTTGTCAACTTGGAAACTACTTCTTTTAATTGCTTTACCGTATCTCCGGTATTATCACTAATTTGCTGCAATTCTATATATATATTAGCCATCATCACGCGAGTTTCATCTGCAATATCATACAATGACGCAATTCTTATATTTATCGAATCAATACTTGCACTTATATACAGCAGATTTGCAATCTGATTAGAACTCTGCAAATACAAAAGAATTTCTTCCCCAATCATTTGCAAAGCCGTAAATCGCCCATTCAATTCATTCGCTGAATCTTGAGACATTACTTCAAATCCTCCGCTTGTTGCCTGTTGCTCATATTTGCTTTCATCCTTTAGCCATTTGCCAGAATTTTCAAATATTTCTTGTGCCTCCTTGTCCATCTTTTCCTTCAACTTATTCAATTCGGCTTCTTCCCATGGCGACACGATACCGTCAGACATATAATCCGCCAGCTTATTCATAAACTCTTCTACAGAAGGAGAAAGCTTGTCCTTTAAAAAGTTTATGATGGCTGTTTTTATTAGATTCTGAACAATTTTCATTGAAGACTTTGCAGCATCTTCTCCCGAAGCCCATGCTTCAGCATAAGCTTGTGCAAATTCATCAATGGCAGACATTACATCGGTACCCGTAATAGCCTCTACAGCCTTCTCTTTATTTTCCTCAAGCCGGTTATCGATATCTTCTAATTGTTTCTGCCATTCCTTTATTCGGTCATCGTCAGTTTTTTTCTTGTTCTGTTCTTCCTTAATCTGTTGCTGAATAAGTATTTTTTGCTGCTTTAAAAGCTCATCCTGTTGACTTATAAGCTGTGCAGCACTTGTAGAATAAGCCTTTTCTATAGACCTTCCCAGCTTTTCATATGACGCATCAAGTACATCAATCTGATCCTGTAATTTCTGGATGCGCTTTTCATTCTTTTTATCATGAATTTTAGCGATAGCGGAAGCCAAGGAAGAAACGACGCCAATAGCTGCTCCAGCTGCGGCTCCAATGGGACCAAACATTGCTCCGGCTTGCGCTCCTTGCATTGTCGAATTAACAGCATCCATTGCGATATTCAAACCTTCAGCTATACCACTAAATACCCCACCAAACGAGTCGCCCAGCTTGCCAAATGTATTAGACAAAAATTGGACCGAAGAAGTAACCTCATTTACACCTTCATTTATAAGCTGCAATGATTCCGTTAATTTCTTAGGATCATTCCCTGCGGCGAAAAAACGTTTTAAGCCTTGTGTTACTTTATCAAATGCAGGCTGTAAAGTCTCTGCTTGATCTTTTACTCCCCTTAGCGATTCACTGGCCTGCCGTATAGCTTCCGGTACTTCTTGCCAGCGTCTAAATTCATCTTCTGTTATACCGAGTTTAGAGCCAACAGTTGCGTTCCATTTACCATTGTTGATAAAATCAAGTGCTTCCTGACCTTTTGAAGCAAGTTCTTGCAGCTCCTTCAAAGATTTATCGCGCATATCGCCAAAAAGAGCAATGATAGCATTTGAAGAATTTTTGGTCTTAATTTCAAGATCAAGCAATTCTTTATCCCATTGCTTACCAAGCATCAATTTTTCACCTTCCGTTTCAGCATCAGCGATCTTTTGACCATATTCGACTGCAAGAGCCATTTTCTTCTCCTGGTAAGAACCATATTCTTTCAAATAATCATTCATAGCCTTACGCTGGGCTTCAACCTGCTCATATTCCACTTCTTGAGTAGAACGCATACGGGTAGTTTTTGCCTGCGTAACGGCCGTTTTTATTTCAACAGTCTGCTCTTGCGTCAGTTTTCCTCCTTGCGCCTCCCTCCATTCTTTCTCCTTTTTACGGATAGCCTCTATTTCACGATCGTAATCATATTCTATTTGGGCAATGCGCTTATCGGAACCTTCCTCCATCAGATCAATCCGGGATTGCTCGTTACGATGTTGAAGTTCTAACAGTTCGTTATTTATTCTTTCCTGAACCTGTTTTTGTTTCTCTGCTTCTTTTTTCTGCTTTTCAGTTTGTTCTTTACCGATAGAGGCCTTATTAAACGCAACATATTCATCTCTCATTTTCTCCAGTGCAGATCCTCCTATGTTTGCGGCATCAGCAGCAGCAATCAATTCTCCTTTTGCTTCATTTACTCTTCTATTGTACTCTTCTTGATCTATGATGAACATTGATAATTGTTTATCCAGATTAGATAGAGTTTCTTTATATGTGTCAATAGCTGAGAAGTCTTTAAATAATATATCTGTCTCAGGTGTAGATGTTATCTTATACGCCCCTATTAATTTATCATTTGATTCATTCAATGCTTTAATTTGCTCATTCGCATTATTGAGCTTTTTAGTATATAAACCTATTTGATCTGTTAAGGCAGCAATTGCAGGGGCATTGCTATTCCACATATCATTGCTTTTCTGCTGTTTTTCTAATTCCTTGTTCAATTCAACAAGTTTTGCTTGAGCTTCATTTCTCCTATTAATGGCATCCACCATTTTATTCTCATTTTCAGAAATTTGATTTGATATAATTTTAGCAGAAGCGACATCTTCCAAACTTTTATATAGATCATCATAAGCGTTTTTAGCATTGCCAATTAATATTATTTCAGTTCTTAAATTTCCGAAATAATCCGGGTATAACTCTTGCAATTTTTTAGCAGCAGCTGTTCTTTCATTAATTGTTCGAGTTGCATCTTGGGTTATTTTATATAATATTTTGGCTTGAGCGACCTCCTCCGCAGAACTTTTTGCAGAATCAGAATGTAAGCTGTTTAATATTTTTTGTGTTTTTGTAACTGAATCTATTGCATTATTTAGTCCAAACAAATTCTTCGTCCATTCGATAATATCCTTCCCATAGACAGACAGCATTGTTATTGCAACAACAAGTGCTGTTTGCCAACTGAAAATAGACGAAATTAACTGTTTCCATACAGGAGTCACTTTAGCTACATCATTGTTTCCGGCCGCAACAGCCGCTTTAAAAGCCTTGTATTCTGCCGACGCTTTCTTTAACTCGCCTGCAAGCATAGGGAGGTTGTTTGATATGGCCAAAAAGAAAGTATTCCATCCTATAGCTAAAGATGGCAATTCTCTCGCTACTTGTTGTACCGACATTCCCAAACCATTCCAGGCAGAAGCGTAGTTTCCTACATTTCTTTGATATCGGCCGGTAGCCTGTTCTGCCGCACTAATCTCGGTATTCAACGACTGTATCTGCTTTTGCAAATCGGTTCCGATCGCAGCCTTTCTATCCGAAGCGGACAGACGATCATATTCTGCATTAAGTAATGACAACTGTTTTCTCAGGGAAACAAGAGAATCCGCTGCCACCCCTTCTATTTTTATATTGTCGGAATATTCTTTTCTGAGTTTTTTTAGAGCCTCATTTTCTATTGTATATTGGTGAGTTATTTCCTTTAATTCAGTCAAGATATTTGATCCCTTTTGCCCCCTCTTGTCTATATCAGACAATGTCAAATAAGACTTATTTAGTTTCTTGACATCTTCATTTAAGGCTTTGACTTTCAGCTGTTGTTCAACAAATACATCCGTAGCATTATTAAGCTCCGATGCCATCTGTCGTGCGCCTTCCATTACTCCATTAGATACATTAAGCTGATCTATAATACGTTGATAATTTTGAACCTGCTGCTCATATTCTTTCAGTTTTTGTGTCGATTCCTGATATTTCTTATTTAACTCTTCGAAACCCTTCATGTCACCAGCAACATTAAAGTCTTTAAGAGCCGTTTTCAGAGCTTCTACCTCTTCTCTGAGTTTTTGCACTTCTTGCCATTTGGCAGAAACATCAAAACTAAGTTTTGCCATAAATTACCCCTCTTTCTTTGTCCGGTTCAATAAATAACGTCCGTCTCGCTCGATAATCAGATCACCTGTGACTTGGTGTAGAATATCCTTTTGCATTAATAATAGATTTCTATATGGAATACGATACACTATCTCATTATAAGTTAGCTTTAAAGTTTCCATGAATGTGGCAATTTGCCCCATCATCGTCTCATTGCCTATTACTTTGGTATCGCCGCCATTCTTGCCACGCTCTCGGCTAAGGCGGCACAGACGAAAAAATCCTCTGCGGAGATTAGATTTATAACCGTTTCAAGTGCTTCTTTCAATTCCTTCATTGTCGCATCTTGAATCTCCGTATATTTATCCGGATCGTCAAAAATGAAAACAGACAATCCCTTTAGCAGATTCTCCAAATCTTCTTTTGCTTTACTCAGTTCTTCTTTACCTGTTGTGGTACGATCTATACAAGACAGATATTTTATTGATTTACATATAACAGCTATTGTAGGAGACTGAATGGTATATGCTTTACTTCCCAAAATGACGACTTTGAGGTCATTGCCTAAAATAGCGTTAGCGACTAAATTTGCTGCTTTGTTCATTGGATATTCATATTAAGCAAGAAAGGGACGGGCAGAATGTATCCGCCTGCCCCTTTCTGTTGTGATTCATTAATGGTACTTTAAATTCCCTTTAAAGTTTTGCCTTCAACATCAAACTGATATTCGGATGCAATGGTAGTCGAAACCTTCAAAGGAATGGCTGAAATAGCTAAACCAACGGCTCCATCGGTAGACGCTCCGCGCCCGATAACATTTGCTTTAGGGAAAATAATCGCTACATTATCATTAGATACAGCAACAACGCATTTATAACGCTGTTCCCCTGAGTTTCCTCTTTCCCAGCCTTTGCTATCATCTAATGGTTTACCACCCATCAATTCTGCCTTAGTGTCAAAGTCATAGGCGCCAATCGTCCAGTTTAGACTTACTGATCCCGCTTCAAAAGATGATCGGTATGTCTGTCCGGTCAATTCGTCCTTATACTCTGTTGTTGTACCGTCTTCTTCGGTAAACTCATATGTACCTTGATGTACATTGGGAACTTCTTTGAAAGAAGTAAACAATGATTCAAGTGTTGCATAAGTTGGAGCTGCTTCTAATGGCTCTCCATAAAGAATTTGCTTTACTCCAATCACGGATACTGTTCTTCCTGCCATATTCTTATTCTTTTACATTTAATACTTGAAATAATATTCTCACATTTACATAGAAACATTTTAAATCCCTGTTTTCTTCTATCCTTGTCGTATCGACCTCGTATGTATAAGATGTACCGTCGTAAGTAGAAGTGGCATGTAATTCCTTGACAGCCAACCTTTCTAAAGCATTAAGTCTTGTAAGAGGAGCTGTTCCTTTACGATCAAGATAAGGGATACAGATATTCACATGAACAAATCCTGCTTTCCAATAGATGCCCGGCTCTACCGAATTAACGATAATAACAACCCGCTCGGACTTCACGTCTCCTTCGGGAACCGCTCCGTCTTTATACACCTTCTTGATTCCCAGTTTTTGGGCATCTTTATAAAGTATAGTCTGTATGTCTGTTGTAACTATCATTGCAGCATTGTCCTTACTGTTATCTCTGCATCATCAATCACACATAATCCCTTGCTATTGACAAAACTTGCATAATCCATACCCGCAACGACAATAAGTGTGAAACCTTTCGATTTACAGGCAAGGCTTCTCGCATATTCAAGACCTTGTCGGCTTCCATCACTACCATCGCCGGACTTACCTCGCGCCCAAAACTGGACTGTTTTCCGCGCTTTGGTGGTGAAATATACCTTTTCGTAGTTTTCTCCACGTCCCTGAATCTGCTTAAATCCTCCCTCTTTGATTATCTTTCCATCCTGAGCCACCACATAGCCTAACGAACTGCGTAGATTTCCCGTAATATTGTTATATTTCCCTTCTCTAACAGCCGTTTCATAAGCCCTTTCCCCCATCTCTACAAGATGAGCGAATACTTCGCTAAAAACTTCTTCAAAGAAGTTATCAACATCTGAAAAATCATATTTAGCAGTAATTATTCCAGCCATATTTGTCCATAGTTTAGATAATCCGTTGTCATAGGATTGATTACTATCCCCTCACCACGAATAGAACCGTCAGCATTCAAAACACGAACGACATCTCCGGCATTAATTTTTACCTTTTCTGTCACAACACGATATTTGTAAGGGTAAGTAACACCATTAACTGTATAGGCACGGTCAGCACTCTGATCGTAACATTTACACTTACAAACTAGCTCCCAACTATCTTCGCCTGTTCCCTGAATAGGATTGCCATCTTTGTCGTATTCGTATTCCTTTACGACTTTCCTTTCTAATATGTGAGGTGCATAATACATTACCAATACATTGAAGCGTCAGAGATTCTACTTGATAAAACATCCTCTATGCCTAATTGCTTACATAACAATGAATAATACACTTTGATACCGTCCTTATCCCAAGAAACAGAAAACCCACTCTCATTAACAGATGTAGGACGAGCCAGCAATGATGGAATAAATTCGGCAATAGCCTTATTTACTTCATTTATATTATCTTGAGCAATCTCACTTTCAAGTGATATAGAACTATTCAAAGTTATATCCACAAGATCGGCCTCCGACAATTCAATGCCGAAGGAGCCGATCTTTTGTGTTATGTAATCAGCGATTTTCATTATCAATCGGGTTCTGTGTTCAACGACGCAATACCATTGATCTCCGTGATCACAGGCAAAGCAAATGTTTCAGCCTTTACAAACTCAACACCATTCGAGTTCTGAGTTTCACCTACTCCCCATTGAGCTACACGAATGCGACCATAGTTGGAATAAGTAACGCCGGGTTCAGGCCTTAATTCGTTATTGACATAGGCATTTTTGATTGTCCCCAAACTGCCGGAAGGAATAAAGACAAGGTTCTTTGCATTCCACGGATTGTAAGGGGTGAATGTACCATTGTTCTGAATCAAACACTGACGTCTAACCGGTTCCAAGACCGGCAATTCATTAGATCTCATAAATTCGTTGAGATTATTCAGCAGCAATGGGCTATTCTGCTTATCTGTTCCGAAAATTACCTGCTTCATCTTCTTGCTTCGAAGAATATAAGAAATTTTAGAAGGAGCAAGCAAGATACGATCAAAGACTACTTTATCGGAGAAAGCATCTACGATGGTCTGAATATCTTCGAATACATCTACATTAGCAATGTTCTCATCATTCCATTTCAGAGTAACCTTACCTTTATTTTCGGCAGGCATGTTATAATCGATAGTCGTTTTAACACCACCCTCAGGGTTATTCGTTTCATCCAATGTGGCAATACCTTCATTAGATAACGCCCCCATAGCGATGATATCCAGTTTTGCCTGTACGCCTTGAACCGGAGTTCTAACATTACCCCACATCAGGTCAATAAGCTGTCTTTTTGCGACTTCTTCCGGAATTGATTTGCTGTCCAGAATTTCCAGAATCTTTCTGTAATCATCAATGGTCAAAGGCAGTGTAATTGCATGGTGGAGCACCTTTTGAGCAATAGTTTCAAGCCCATGAGTGCCCAATACCGGTTCTTTCGACTTATCGTCAATTGTTGCAGCCGCGATAGTGACATTATACTTGCCTTTGATTTCTTCGAAATTTAACCCAATGGTAGGATAATCCCAACTGAAAAATCTTTCATAGAACACGTTATCGAATAACAACTTATGTTGTCTTGATACCGCATCAAAACGCAATTGAGTTTGCCTTGTGAGCTCTCCAAAAAGAGAACTATACTTTAATCTTTCTGCCATAGTATTACTGTTTTACGTAAATAATATTAGGGTTGTTTTTCATACAGATACCCTGCATCCATGAAGCGGGTAATTGCACTGTATATCCCAAAAGGACAACTGCGTCATACGCAGCCGAAACAGTGTCTTGATCACCGCCGGACAAAGGTTCAGTGTCTTCACCAACAACCGCGTTTGGTTCATACTTGGCCGCAGAACTACTTGTAGCCGTCGCTTCAATAAGAACATCGTCTGCCACAAGCCCCGAAATAGCAGACGACAATGTCAATACATCATAATCTGCATTTGACGTATCAATGGAAGATACCGTAACACCGGTTGTTTCCCCCTCCTTCATTACGATATCATTAATCTGAAATAAAGTTCCTTTAGGGACTCTCGGTTTTGTGGTTGTTCCGCCAAATACGACTTTTGCATATTTGGATACAGCCGCAGTAAGGGTTCCGATAACAATATGTAATGGTGTCCCTTTGGGAATTACTGTCCCTTTTGGGAAAGTCTGCAACAGTTTATATCCTCCAGGGAGGATTTTGGCTTCTCCACGCCAAAATACCGGCATGTTGCCAGCATAAGATTTACCTTCGAATTTAACTCCCATTTGTTTCTATTTTTTAATGGTTAATTTGCATCTGGAAGACCTTTTGCCCATTCTTCAGCCATTTCTTTAGATTTTTCCTCTGAAGTAGACAGAACGCCAGATGCGTTACTACTCTCAAGCCCTGCGGTAACAATGTTTTGCTTTACGCCTGCCAAGTAAGAGTTAATTGCAGCCTCATCCATTTCCGGGGTGATGGCAAATCCCTCTTTGACTCTCCATTCCGGTATACCTAGTTCTTTCGCCTTAGAAGCGATCATATTAGCCCTTACAGCCTGCTGTTCCTTTGCTTTATAAGCATTAAGCTCTTCTTGAATGGGAAGCAGTTTTGCAGTAAGTGCGTCTTCAATCATCTTCTGCAAATCGGGTTCGTTTTTTTTCTGCTCGCCCCCACCAGCAGATTCTTCTTTCTTTTCCCCTTTTGCTTTATTGACAGCATCAGTTACCCGCTTATCAATACCACTCTGAAGAGAAGACAAGAATGTTTTTTGACCATCAACAACGGCCTGTAGATTTTCATCAGTTACAAAGCCTGTATTAGCAAGAGCTTCGGCCTGTCCCTTCAAGATTTCATCGCTTAACCCAAGATTTGAATAATTCTGTTTTAAGGAGTTGAAAATTTTATCTTTCATGTTTGATCGTTTTTAATTCAGCATAAAAGTATTAAGTAGCTAATTGGGAGAGAAATATTTAACTTAATGAAATACGACAATAGATTCATTGTCGTAAAATTGTGCCACTTTATAACAAAAAACAATACCATATAAATAATAATCCCTATAAGAAGAATAGGATTGTGTCTTCTTGCAGGGATTATTATATTCCAACCGACTGTTGCTTGTCACTGCTTGATCGGCTGCGCATGCGCCGGCACATCCTTTAAATCGTACGGTCCCGGTGTCATAGCCTGTATGCAGAGGTACAATACTCCGTCCTGCGTGTAGTACTTGTTAAATTCAAGTGCCATATTTTGCTTATATGGAATAGGATCTTCTATCGTGCCGGAATGTTCTTCCGCGTCTACTATTTTCCACAGGCTTAGGGTGGCTGTGCTAGGCTTCCAGTTATCTTGTGTGAGATGGTCTTTAACACATTCCCAAAGGACATTATCAACTCGGTATCGTTCGCCAGTTTTGACGTTTATTCCGGTTTCCCATTCGGGGTATCGATCTTTGACCTGTAAGGCTTCCGACGGGGAAAGGTCATATGTATTTATCTCTTCTGTAGCCTCCTTGTCCAGTTCGTCCAAAGCCAATAATCTGCTGAACTGCCTATTGATTACGGGTTGTTCTCCTTCTGAATAAGTCCATTCTTCACTGTTCAGTAGTTCGACAAAAGACGGATCGCTAAAACTATAGCGAGGAAAATCTTCATCATCGAAGGGTGCAAGGTATTCCTCATGAAGGATCACCTTGCTCTGATCCGTGCTTGTCCTCATTTCCGGTAGGACTTCTATTCCGTGGGACTTGCACCACACGATGTTTACAATTGCGTATTTCATATCCAATTAATTTTTGATTAATTCAACTCCTATAATATCTTCGTAATCAATATAGTGCATTATTGGAACACTATTATCATCATCAGCCATTATTTCAACACAAGCAGAACTGCCATTGAACGCACCTTCGATTGTTATACCTGTTAATTGCCTAAAGAATCCGAAAAATTTCTTTGGTCTGATAATCCTAATACGGACAAGATCATTCCAAATTATTCCTTTCTCTTCGCAAATAGATTTAAACTTCTCGGCTGTCATAATTCGATTAGGTAATTATATACAAGTTTACACCTGTAATATTAGTTAATAAATTTCTTAACTGGGTTATACCCAAACCCTGTATAGGGTGGCATTACTGCATCCCCTTTTACTTTTCTCATGATGTTATAACTTCCGTTGACATCAGCATTAAGTAAGATTCCATCTTTTGTTCTAAAAAGCCCTCTCTTAATTCTTTTACCAACGTAAGTATCATGGTGTTCCACAGATTCTAAATCAAAAGAACTGCATTTTGACGTATGAGATTCGTTTACTTCAACAAATCTTAGCCCTTGTCTTTCTGATTTATACCTTAACATTGATATGAACATATCGAAAGGAATTGAGACAAAATTCTGATTGTTTCTTTTGCCAAGATTGGATTCTTGTTTCCATCCATCATTATGTCCAACTATCAATGTTGTTATATTATCTTCCAAACAAGTATTGATTATTTCTTTACTTGCCTTGTGAAGATAATCCTTTACTTTGTTGTTTCTCTTTCTTGTAAGAGACATTAACCGTCTTGAATTTTCTTTTCCATTTACTTTTTTTAATTGTTGTTGAATTTTCGATCTTTTCTTGTTGTAATACTGATTGATGGATTTTAATTTCCTTCCATCAATCAAAACAGGTTTATTGTTTGTATTAGTTACAATAGAAGCTAAATTGTTTACACCCAAATCAATAGACATGACCCTATTGTTATCGGGAAGCTGTTCTTTTACAGAAGATTCATAAACAACTTCTATAGAATAACAATCTGCTTTAGGAATAAATCGAACTTGTTTTACAGAACCTTCTTTGCAATTCGTTTTCAAAGGTGACAATCCTTCTTTCTTTGGAAAGAAAATGAAGTTTCCTTTGTGCTTAAACTGCGCATAAGAATAAGAAAATACATTTCTACCTTTTGTTTTATGTTTATATCTCGGAAATTTTGGACAACCGGTAAACTTTTTGTTATCCCGTTTCCAAGACTTGATAGCAGAAAAATAAGATTTTAGGTTCTTGTCTAAAGCCATAAGAACTTGTTGAGAAGATGATCCACTCATTGCTCTATAATCTATATTATTTTCTGCTACCATTTTCTTATTAAGTTCTCCTGCTCTTATCCACTTCCCCGTACAAAGAAACTCTTGTTTTATTGTATATAAAGCAGCATTATACAAGTTCTTAGACAAGAAACAAATTCGATCTAAATCTTTGTATCTCTTATCATTTACAGAAATAATATGTTGTTCTACCAAATACATGACGCAAATATAAATAGAATATTTGAAATTTCCTATTTAAAATCTACAACTTTAAATATTTCTGTAAACTGGTATATAGTTACCTTCTATTATTATTAAATTTTTAATGTTACTTTGCTTTTAGGGTTTGGAGGTAGTTGTAGGCTTTGATACAGTCGTCTTTGGAGAGAACTGTAGGATAAATCGCTAAGTTTTTGAAAGCAATTTTATCATATTCTGATTTATTATCATAATGACTTGCAATCAATAATTCAGAATTACTACTTGTGATATCTTGAGGAGTAGTATCAATTTGCTCCGTCCAATCACTTTTATATAACACACCATTGGAACAAAAAGCCCTTAAAGACTTAGTATGAATTAGAGTAGCGTGTGATATACGATTGATAAACAAAGATAGACCTAAATCATTATTTCTAATAATAAAACTACTTTGTTTTCTTAAACTAGAAACATTAATATTTTGAAGGAGGGTCCATTCACCAACAACCGTAAAATCCTTACCCATTCCAAAAGATGACGAAACTATCTTATCATCCACCCCATCAGTAACTAGATAGCCTTCGTATTCGGGGATTTGCTCGATGGTAATATTGCATTCACCAGTAAACCCAACAGTACCTATTCCAACTATCACTTTACCACCTTCTTGTGGAATATTATAATCACTACGATATATGCCATCTTTATCAATCACATATGCATCTGTTACACTTTTTCTACCCAAAAATATTTTTTGACCATCAACTAACCCCGTGACTTTAAATATTATTGTTGTTGACGAACTATTATAACTATATAAAATATCTGTATTATAATTTGTAGAAGAACCGGTTATTTTCGAATTTGTTATAGTAACAGAATATCCATTTTTTACTATATCGCCTCTATCTGCAACATGATTCCAATTAGTAAATTTTTGTATATTGTACAACCCATACCCACTCCCTTCTGCAAACCCAAAATTCGACAGCACAAGATTATTACCATTGCCTGTAATGTTGGCAATAGTAGCACGATCTTTGTCCTCGTTGGTTTTGCCAGTGACAGTCCATGCTTGGTCGGGGAAGAGCCAGGGATATTGCTTCTTATACCAATCAAGAACCTTTTCATCGTCTTCATCGGTAGAGAAATATCCATTACAGATTGTTTGACCAGCAATGGCAGCTCTAGCAAAAGATGCATAAGTTGCATAAGTTGCATTCTTCCATAAATAATATAGCCCAGCGTTTTCCACCCAGTCCCCACACGTACCTGTTACAACTTTATTAGTTAATAAGTTCTTAATATATATATTATTACCATTTCGTTTACAAGCAAACAAATTAAGCCCATTAACAAAATCAGCATTTATATAATAGTTATTACCCGCTATAAAAGATACATAAACCAAAGACGAATATTGCATGGAAAAAGTTTTTTTGCTATCAGCTCCACACAAAATCATATTCCTTGTCGGATTATTCTGAAACGGAATAAACGCCGTGTACACCGTATAGGTATCCTCAAAGTTAAGCTCCTTCTCTGTAACTGCAAAGTCATCTACTCCGTCACCGAGGATAAAGCCGGGGTAGAGGGGTAGTTGTTCGATGGTAATTGATCCCACTTTACCCCCAACATCAAGATAAACAGCGAAAAAATCATCTTCTTTTATTGCAGGAATTTCAGTGATGCCATTAGGATTTAACGGTACTTTTACTGTTGTAGCCGTTGATGTAGAAGGAGCATAAAATGACAAAGATAGATCACCTTCATTGTATCCTTCACTTGATATTTTTATGAAATAAGATTTATTAAATTGGTAAATATTCTTTGGTATATAAATAGCGTTATTTATTCCTGTAGTTAAAATAGTTACTTTAATAGAATTGCTATTTTGTTCATCAATTCTTACTTTATCTACAGTGGCATTATTTCTAAAATAATTAAAATCCTGAACATAACCACCTACTCCACTCATCCCAGACCAAGCGAAATTCTTGAAGGATAGGAACCTACCTTTATGGTCCGCATCCTCGATCCTCGGATCGTCCATAGCCGCCATCATCTCGTTCGTCAGGCCGCCGAAATGCCAACGAGTGACATCGCCCGGAAGTTGGGGGAAGCCGTCGCCGGAACCGCCACCACGTCCTCCAAGTCCCAGCTTTATCCCTCTCAAGTCTATGCCCGAAAGATCAATGCTGGATAAATTGATGTTGTTGAGAGTTATCATTGCAGTACATAAATTTTAGATGGTTCCGTTGTTGTCACGAGTCTTACCGTCTGTCCAGCTTTGCCTATTACCCCATTCTCCCAAAGCATGACGTTTCGGACGGGATAAGCCGCGACCACCCAATTATCACCAGTAATGCTTCTTTCCAAAACAATATCGCCCTTATCTTTCAGTTCTACATGTAGAACGATATCACTTGAATCAAGTGATATAGAATCCGATATATACTTGTCTCCCTGTTTGCTAAATGTTACTTCTTTTGCCATAATATTTTAATTATCAATTTTGTGAATAAATATATCTTGTACCACCATTTAAGCGAGATTTTGACTTCTATAGTGCCGGAATTTTCATTGTTGATTGGAGTCAGACGAACCGGCATTACCATTTGCTTGATTGATTTCATTATTAAGAGTGTTTTGTTGTTTTTCCTCCAATATCTTTCGTATCTCATCCTCTGGTTTATCCGTTATACTAAGCATTTTCACGGCTGTTTCAAGAGATATAATGCCGTCGTTATACAATTTGCCTATTGCTGCCCACTTCTTATCTATATCTTCTTGAAATGGTTCGGAAAACTCAAAATCAATATCTAAAGCATCCAGCTTAGACCGTAATTCTATATGAGTTACATTCTTCATGATGGCCAATATCAGATTCTTTTCCCGGTCTACCGCAATCTCATATATTTCCTTGCGATTGTCCCTTTTCATATAAGATGGAGCCATTGCACGCTTTAAAGCCTCTCCCGTTAACGTGCCCAAGCCTTTCGTATTATCCGGTGAAAAGTTAAAAGTAAAGGTGTCATTAAGGATAGATTCTTTCAGTATGTCTTTTTCAAATTTCTTGAGTTCAACGGAATCCGGTGGTGCTACATAATCGAACATACTATCTGGTCCGTGCATCCTAATAACTTCCCCCACATTATCTGGATCACTCAGAGAAGCCAACACATCTGCCGAAACTTTAGCTTTTGGATCTGCAAAATAGTTGACAGTATCGGCAGATTTTGAATCGACATACTCGTCCCTATTTATACGAGACTGTGCGCCCTCCCATTCTTTTTCCTGTTGATAATAGATGATATTTATTTTCCCAGTAGGATTAATTATAGGCAAAACTTCCCATCCTCGATCATTTTTCTTGCATCTATAAATAACCTTTGGAGTTTGGATATCGAAATGTTCTATAGTGTTTACCCCCTCTTTCAAGTAATATCCATAACCGAAAGCCAACATGGTCCCGTATTGGTCGAAAAGAGGACGCAGGGTATACCCTAAAGATTTTGCCAGCAAAACAACTTTCACCTCCGCTTTTCCGGTTTCCTCGTTGCGGTAGATATGGTACAATTTAGCACATTCCGTCTCGGAGCCTGCTAAACGTTTAGCTTGACGCATGGTTGTGTTGAAACGGGTATCCTTCAAAAACTGAGTATATGCGTCAAAAGCAACATCTTGCACGTCGGGATCATTTTTGCTCCATTTTATCGGTTGCCCCAACAGATAAAACAATGCAACCTCATTTATGTAAGCCTGCCATCTACGAGGCAGTTTCTCTGTAATATATGGCTGTTTGTTCTTTCTGAGTTTATTTTTGCGATTCATTACATCATGGAGAGCAGGATCGTATTCTTTTATTGCCTCCATAACTTCCAAATCTCGATTTTGAAACAACTCCATCGCCTGACTTATATCTTTTTCTGCGATCAAAGTCATTAAGTCTTTGTTGGTGCTTGTCCCATTTAAAGATCCGCCCCTAAACAAATCCACTATGTAATTCAATATCGATGCCATATCTTAATTTTTAATAAATTCCTAAATCTTCCTTAGAATACTGGTGCGTAGTTAATACCTTACCGAGCAATTTCCCTATCGTATAATACCTAGAAGCGTCTATAAGATGGTTGTAAGCATCAATAGGCTCGTTTATAAATTTACCATCTTTATTTTGTTCATAAACGTAATTTTTAAGCTCTCGGATCAAATTGACAGACCTACGAGTAACGCATATTTTATACTCCATCATTTTAAACAAGCCTCCCATGACGGAACCTTTATATTTATCGGCGGGAAAGATAATAATCCCCGCATTAGCAATCTCCTGTATTAACCTAGGGTCGGCACTATCTGCGTAAACAAACAATCCCTGCTTCTTCAATTCCTTGATGATTTCGCTTGTGAGCATGTGCGTCCGGTAACACTGCTCATCCAAATACAGCCTATTATCAAGTACCCCACATTTAACTATAGCGGTAGGGTCCGAACTGTATCCAAAATCAAGACCAGCGGCAACATGCTTTGCGTATGCCGGAAATTCATCTACAATTTCATATTCGGGGAAGACAAGACCTTCTGCCATTGCCTGCAATCCTAATCCGTATACAGTCCACAACACTTTGTTCTTGTACTGAAGCGACTCTATCTCGTCAATAATAGTTTGTTCGAGAAATGGATTATCCTTGTAGGTAGAAATAAAGTGATATGTGCGTGGGTCCTTGTTCAATTCACACAACCAATGTTCGTCCGAAAAGGATGGATTATAGTCTACTATGGAAAAATCGGTAGTACGCATAACGAGCTGTTGCCATTCCAGGAATGAAATTTCGTTTGCCTCATTGCAGTATAAGATATTTCGTTTACGACCTCTGATCTTCTGCTCATCATCTGTCGAGAAAAACTCAACAAATGAACCGTTCGGAAGTGTATAAATCATTTCAGACTTATTCATACATCTATTATCCCATATCTTATACTTATCCTGCATAATCTCTTTAAAATCGCGAAACACAGAACCTTTTAACGCAGGCAATGTCTTTCGGACAATGGATAGAGACTTTTTGTTTGTGAGGATATGAGATAATAGATAGATAAGGATGTTGTACGTCTTGCTACTACGCGAACTACCCTGAGCAGAGACAACCTTATAGCCGGAGTGGATGGCATTATCAACTTCTGTAAATATTTTAGTCGTTTTAATTATCGCCATGATCCGCGTCCTCCCTCTTATCAATGACCTGTATTACAAAACCACTTCCTTCTTCTTGTTTTACCTCTTGCTTTATAGGAGCATCCCAACCCAACAGCTTAGATAGCTTATCTATTGCATCAATCTTATTATAGAGCTTTAACTCATATCCTTTATCTGTTGATTTAATCGAAAGAATGGAACGTTGTATGCTTGACGGTAATTTAGAGATATCTTTGATCAGGATTGTTGTAAACATCTCATTAGACTTTACCTCCAACGCGTCGACAATATTGGCACGAGCAATATCGGCAAGAATCCCTACCGCTTCGTCTTTGGTTATATCAGACCGGTTCCTCATTTGAGACTGGAGCTCTCTTATCCTTAGGGCAACCTTAGGGCTGTTCAAGAGCTTCGAAGACTCTACCCAAATTGCATTGTCCGACTTACCATTACATCTATATGCCCGTCGATAAGCCTCAGAAGCGTTTCCGCATTCGAGGTAGTAGTTGCAGAACATTTCTTGTTTTTGTGTCAACGCCATGCTTTTTATAATTAATTGAGTCAAATTTAAATAGCATAGGCCAGCTATAGGAAGGATCATTACAATTATTCACGACAACAGAACCATTGTCGTGAATATTGTTAATTGAGTGAATATTATCCAATCCTATCCATTATTTCGTTATATATACGATGGATATCTTGTCTAAAGTATTTATACAGCTGATAAGATAGATACAACCCGTTTAAATTATCGGAAATAGTGGATTTCCCATTGAGACCAAATACTTCAGCAAGTTTATCCCTTAATCCCTTTTTCATTTTTCCATCGGCAAGAGCACCGGGAGAATACAAAATTAAAATTATGAAAATGAATTTCTTTCTTTGGGGGACATTAGCTCGAAAAACTTCCTGCTGAGAAACAATCTCCTTAAACCATTCATACAATGTCGGGATCATATCTAAGTCTGTCAAGATAGGCTTGGTTAATTCTCTTTCTCTTTCTGATAATCTTGCTTTTTGATCCCTGATAGATCGTATTTCAACGATTTTACTAAACACGCACGGCTTCTGTTGTAAAGACATAATAATCCATTTTAAATTAAGCCGTTTGCACAAAATTACAAATTAATCCTCATATCAACAATACATTGTTGATAAAATATCTTTTCGTAGTTATCTTTGCCCGAAAAAAAACATGAGCGAAGAATTAAAACAGCTAATAGCCTGGTTTGAGAGCTACCAAGTGACGTTTAACGAGATCCGGTTAAGCGAGTGTGAGAATATATTTGATTTAAGCAAGTACATTGATGTGCATGTCAGATCGGTTAAGAGGAATTGGGATAATCCGACCTTTGCAAGTGATATACTGAGGTTGCAAAGGCTTAAAAAGGTGTTGGAGGAAAGAGGATAAAAATAAAGCCGGAGGTTATTCCGGCTTTATTTTTATGTATGTTTTGTAAGATAGGCCAATTCATATTTACAAAGATACTCCTTTATCCTATCCGCCTGAGCTTTCTTTATGTGGCAAAAGGATATGTATTTTCTAAATTTATCCATTCCAAAATTACCAAGAGCCTCACCGAAAGAAGTATTCATGAATAACGTTGGAATAGAATCAACTCCCGTCATATCAATAACAAGCATCTGGTTTGAATTGATTGCACTTTCTATATGCGGGTACAAGGCCGCGCCAGCATCAGGATAACTTTTCCCTTCTAACAAACTCGCAATATTAATCAGTCTCATACGCATAATATTTATAAAGTAAAACTTCCAAACTCAAAATCTTGTTCAAAGGAATCTATTGAGATATCAAAGTAAATCAAAGTTCCATTAAAATCAAAATCAATATCAAACATTTCGCAAGAACCATTTTTACCGGTTAACTTGATAAGTCCTTTATTACTCACCATTCTGAACATATTTTCACCTTTTAAAAATGTTACAACCGTATCAAGCCCAAATCCTTTATTATATGCCTTTGATCCAGAAGTTACGCCTGATTCTAAAGATTTTTTCAATACATAAGAATCTTTACAGCCCTCAAATTTTCCACCAAGAGAAGCAGATATGCCAATTCCATAATCGCATATCGCTATATGTATTTTCCCTTCATCGGCTTTATATCTGACATACGAAAATGCATTCCCTTCTGCATGAGCGTGATCAAATATATTAAAATAAAGCTCATTAAGCAAAGTTCTAACCATAGACATGTCTTTTTCAGGGAAAAGATCTTTAAAGTATTTTTCCACACTTATGCTATACCCTTCTTTCCCTGAGTCAGTAACTCTCCATAGATTTAATATTTCCCTGCTATGAGATTCAACATGATCACACTTCTCGGACGTCCAATATTCCTTGATAGATATATCTTCATATATTAATTTTTCAAGATCCTTATTATTAACAGTAAGTCTAACCATATATTTCTTGGACTTTAAATCGTCAATAATGCAAGACAGAAGAACAATATGAAATGGTTCTAAATGGCATATACCACTTTCTATAACAATGGTAATAACCTCTTTCAGATCATACTTGGATTTCACGACTTCATTCCTAATCTCTATAGATCTCCTTATCCAATACTCGCGATCTGGACTATTAAATATATACGTTTTCTTCTCTTTTAATGAATCCATTTATAAAGTTTTAAGTTTTTCCCATCAAATCACCTTCTCCCCTACATCCTGTATTCGCAGGTGTAGGACTTGCCGGAGTGGTGGTAGTGCCAGAGGAAGAGAACTGCCAGTCTTCGGATTGATTGTCGTTCTTCTTTTTTACTTAATCAATTAGCACTTTTTTACTCAAACCGCAGTCAATTCACGACCTACGTTTCTAATTGTCTGCAATATTTCGTTGTAACGCTCTTTAGATGGCTTTTTCGTCCCGCTTACATATTGAGCAAACAAGCTCTGTGACATTTTCATCCTGCGAGCAATCGCAGATGCGTTAAGTTCCGGATGCGCAATAAACACGTCGTATAACGGATTGGAAGGACGTTCCATGAAAAACCCCTCAAAACTCAAATCTTCATCTATGCCCTCCCAGTGGATACCATCATTACTCAACGTGAAATCCGAACGCTGTTCTGGTGTCGCAAATCTCAATCTTGGAAAGTCTGAAAACTTTTCGCAAGCCTCTTTGCCATCGGCGGTGCGAATCCACACTTCCGTATCGGTCAACCAAACTTTTTCTACAACAATATTTCCCATGACTCAATTTATTTAGCTTTATTAAAAAACTTATTCCAATGTTCTGCTATAATCTCTTGGTTTTCTTCTATTACTGATTCAACAAGTTTTATTTCTGACGACTTCAACCCGTTATTTGTTACCAAAGCAACAGGGAACAATGTAAATTTTGCACTTATATTCCCTTTTGTTACATGAACATGAATAGGTTCATGGTCGTTTGCGTAAAAAGAGAAGCGAAAACCAAATAAGATGAATATCGTAGGCATATCTTGTTTTTATTATTACGACACAAATATAGGTAATTATTTTATTACCTGCAAACATTTTACTGGTTTTATTTGCAGTTCAGTGACTTGGGATTGCCTGTTAGGGTGTAAAAAAGCCCGGCTGACCGGGCTAAATGTTACATTTGAGTTATATCCTAAATTTTAGTATTTTTATTTTTTCTTATATTAAGTCTACCATTCTTCTTCCGTATATCCTTTGGCAGCTTCAGATATTTCTTTTATTGTATTATTTATATACGCCTCCAATTCTTCTACAAACTTTTTGTCTTTGACTTTTCCTTTATCATTAAATAAAGACGCACTACCCATAAACTTGCCAATTCCTCCACTAAAATGGTATTCTGTCTTATCCTTACCTACGCCAGATGTTTTGTCCGCTTGCATTTTATTAATAACAGGAATATCAAACCTAATTCTATTATCTTTAAAATATACAACTAAATTCATGTCTATTTCCCCATAAACCTTCATGCCCATTACCTTCGACAATAAAAAAGCCTCACTATCAAAAGAATGTATATTTATCATTTCGCCTTCCATTTTATTAGCTACCGCATCAGGATTTTTATAATGGCTCAGGACATACGAGTTTACTCCTTTATATAAATCCATCGCAGTTTTACCTTCAATAGACACAACATAATAAGGTTTGCCATCCTCTGTTGTTAATCCATCCTTAGTTGCTTTAAACTGAGCACTAACATTAATAGACAAAAACAATGTTAGCATAAATAAAATCTTCTTCATGTTTCTTTAGCTTAAATTAATACAGGGCACTAAATTATGCAAAAAACAGAACTCAGCCCAAGCTATTCAACAAATTTTCTATATCTGAACGTGATTTTATTTCATAAATAGTCCCTTTTGCCTTAATGAAGCCGGAAATTTCGCTTTCTCCGGGGGATTCAGTGAACAGTTCCCATACTTCAACATTTAATAAATTTGCTATTTCTTGCAGTCGCTTCAAAGAAGGATTACCACTTTCTCCAATAGCTTTATACAATCCAACTTCTGTCATCCCTAATTCAGTCGCTAAATCTCTTCCAGTCCTCCCTCTCGCCTTTAATATTTCCTTTACTCTCAGTTTATACATAATATTCATATTTTTTAGGAGCAAAAATACAAAACTATCCTATCAATTTATATAAAAGCTCAAAAATACACTATCAATTTATATTATTTAACATAAAACAATTGCACAGCATAAACCAACAGTATATATTTGCAGCAAATAACAACTATCAGTTTATAGTTATGGAAGCACCTAAGTACAACAAAACAAGAATCATGAAATCCGCTTGGTCAATGTTCAAGGCTGGCAAGAAGTACCGCAATCACGTATTGACGTTCGGAGAATGCCTTAAGGAGGCTTGGAAGGACGAAAGAAGTTCTTACGACAAGGCGATGAAGATGTACCAGCTTTTCAACTTGAATAAGAAGCAATGCGAAAGCCAGGATGCAAAACGCAATGTTGGTACTTGTTCTATGGCTTTCATGGCTAACACACTGACAAATTACTATGCTAACAATAGATATAATGGAGATTAATATTATGACAACATTAGATGTACTGAAAGGAATCCAGCGAATCATGATCGAGAAACTGATCGCAAAGAGTGACATTATAATATCTGTCTCTTCCCGGCCAGAAAGATCAGAGTTATCCATATATGTGCAAAATACTTCCTATGTGGTCCTGGCACATGAAATATTTATCGACGATACCGGGATTGACTTTAGAGAAGAAAATAAAGAAGCCTATAGCAGGATAATAGAAGCTATAGACAGGCAATGTAAAGTTGCCATAGCCGGATAACCTTAACTCAACCAAGAAGCATAAACCAAATATTAATACATATATAATTCGATGAAAACAAAAGTAGTTCTATTTGAAAAAGAAAATTTTGTGAATTTAGTTGCGGGAATAGAATTTATCCCTACATTTGCAGTGCTGAAAGTTGATGAGCTTAATCATCTCGCAGGGCAAGCGGTTAATTTGCTCAATTGTTTGTTGGGCATTTTTTATGTCCAAAATTTTGCTGGCGACATAAATGTCGGGAGCAAAGTTCATATAAGATATTGGCGGTTGCCTATACGTAAGTTAAGATTAGCCTTTCGGGGTGAAGTCCATCAACTTTCAGCAGCGTATATGGCAGCCGCTTTTTTGTTGCCTATTATATAACTTAATGCTGAAAGTTATGGCAGAATTAGTAATTCAAAACAGCAACGGCAACGATGTTACCACTTCTTTAATCGTTGCACAGGTGTTCGAAAAGGAACACAAGAACGTAGTTAGGGATATTGAAAACCTATCATGTTCAGAAAGTTTTAATCGGCTCAATTTTGAGCGCATCACTTACAGGGATTCAAGAAACCGAGAACAGACCGCTTATGAAATGACTAAAGACGGTTTCAGTTTTCTTGTCATGGGTTACACAGGAGCAAAAGCAGGTGAGTTCAAGGAAAAATTCATTTCCGAGTTCAACAAACGGGAAATGATGCTTAAGGATGATGATTATATCCTCATGCGTTCGCAGCAAATCCTACAGAAACGGGTAGAGGCAGCAGAACAGAGAGTAAAAGCCCTTGAAGCCGACAACCAGCAAAAGGATGCCAAGATCGCAAAGCTCCAACCGAAAGCCGACTTCGCAGATGCCGCCTTCATCACCGACGACAAAGTCGATATCGGAATGGCTGCTAAAATCCTCAAGCTGGGGTTTGGACGCAACACACTATTCCAAAAGCTAAGGCAGGTCGGCGTATTCTTCTCTAACCGGAACGAGCCGAAGCAACGGTTTGTCAATGCCGAGTATTTTGAGATGAAGGAAAAATTCATTGAGCGTAACAGCCATCCGGGTTTTGTTGTCACAAAAATTCTTGTCACGCAAAAAGGGCTGGCTTACATCAACCATCTGTTTGGTGGAAATCCATCTGACGGGAAGATAGCGGCTATAGAATAAACCTTACATACATACCTATTCAGTAGTCCTTTATAATACAGGACAGCCAATATTATACCAATTAATAAACCAAAAAATAATTACAAAATCATGGAATTTAAAGATTTAGCAACAAAGTTCGAAGGT